CTTTAACCTGCTTCGTGTGTGCCATTGAACGAGCAAGGGCACGAGTGTACCGAGAAGCAAGACGATCGTAAAGATTGTCCTCAACTGCTTCTTCAGTGATTGAGAAGGCCATTGCCACTGTCTCGTGGTTGTAACGAGCAGTGTAAGCTTCGTTGGCATCGTCAAAACTGACACCTGTGCCTTCACCCTTTACAGGTGCTGCACCGAAACCTGACAGCATCACCTCTTCTTCAAACGCCCGGTCAGAAGACTCGGTGTCAAAGATTTCAGCATGCTGACCTTCGTATCGGTTATATTCCATTCCAAAGAGAGCGTTTAGACCGGGCTCTAGTTCTTTGGCAAGTTGTGCGCGAGAAATAGCCATTATCTAACTCCCTATGAAATTGCTGCTTCAGAATCGGCCTGAAGCAATGCATGGTTGTTGATCATCACAATCATAGGAATACCTGCGGATGCGAAGTCCTCGTTGTCTACATCGTCTAAAATTCCTACGATCTTCAATGGAAGAGATAGGTTAGATGAATCCAAAGTGGCTACATCCATCTTTGCAGATGAAATTCCTGTGGTTGTACTTCCACTTGCTCCGCTATCGAAACGAGAGTTCTCGAAGATAGCTGCTTGAGCCGTTGCTAAATCTGTAAATGATGCATCAGTAGCAACGATGAAGCGTTGAAGTGGGTTGTCGTACACATACCCTGTAATTGGAAATGATGTGTTTGCACTTCCTGAACCGGGCCAAGTATTGGAAAAAGTCTTTTTTCCGGTTGAGGCTGAAACGAATTCACATCCTTGGAACACACCAACGAATGCTACAGTATCCCCTGTGGCAGTGCCCACAACGATGGAACCACCGTTGTCACACTTTACCGCAGTTCCCTGAAACATTGCTGAAGCTGTAGCACCAATAGGATATGCATTCACACCACTTGTAGCTGGAGTGCTACCAGCAGTGTTAATCGGCTTGAGGCCGAAGGCAACATTGACGTTTGCCATTGCTTACTCCTTGTTTTGTAGGAGGTCAGCCATTTGACTTACCTCCGAATGATACACGGCTCTTCCTATCCGAATGAATAGGCATTGAGGGATGTTGTTCCCTCATCAGGCTTTGGTCCACGGCTTCCATTTGTTGACGGGTCTGCTCCCGATAGTATTCAGTTCTTTCTTCGACCGTTTCCTCTGGGATACGAGCAAGCATTAAACCACCTACTCCTATTACACCTGCATGCTGACCATCATCGATAGTTGGATACTTACCAGCCATCTCAGGATATTCGTCAGCCCGTACAGGCTCCCAACCTTCCCGAATCTTGGAGTTTACATTCATCTTGTCATCCTCACCACGAAGTGATGTACGAATCCAACGATGCTTGTAACCTTCCGGTGCATCGGGTGCCTCCAACTTTGAAGGCGGTGCCCAAGGCTTGCGCCGCTGGGTCTTAGCGCGAGTTGACGCTTCGCGTGGCGTTCTAGTAGAATCAGTCATTTCTTACTCCTTAACATACTTAGCATATTCTTCGAGCGGAACATTTAATCTTTTCGCAATAGCTATCTGCGAAGGAGTTAATTTGACTGTTCTGCGCCCCTTACCTGACGATGCTTTAGAAGCACTGGAATCCGCAGAAGCGACTCGGGGTCCAGAATCACCGCGTTTTGTTCCCTTAAACTTCTGTGGAAACTCTGTGCGGATTCTCTTGTCAAGCTCATTATAGTACTCATCGGACGTTGGGTCAAATCCTTCTTCCTCAATTAATTGCCTGTGCAACCCAAAAGCTGCATAAGTCATAGGCTGATCCGTACCGAACCAGTCATTACTTGATGCCCAAGCTTCTGCTTTCGGATCTGGAGCAGCAGGCTGTTGCTGTTGTTGCTGTTGCGGCGGTGGAGCCGGAGCATTCCGAGCCTCTTCTCTAGCAGCACTGTCTCTTTCCTGCCTTTTACGAGCTTGGTCAAGTTGAGCCTCGTCTATGGCTAAACGACTTATGTTCTTTTGAGCCTCGAACATTCCATCGGCGTCACCCTCATCGTAAGCTTTTTGATACGCTTGTTTGGCAGAGTCCACTTGAGACTTAATTCTAGTGTCAAACTCCCCAACATAAGACTGATCTAAAGACTCTAGTCGTTGCTTTAGCTCATCATTCTGTTTCTTTACTGCCTCCGCGTAATCAACGGCTGACTTTCTAGCAGACTCCTCGTCACGGTACTTCTGAGTAATTTGACTAATACGTTGACGAACATTTTTGGAATAGGTGTCTAGCTCTTCTTCTTTCGACTCAGACTCATCCTTGGCTTCATCTTCTGGTCCTGTGTCTCCAGTCGAAGAATCAGTAACAACTTCAACCTCAGTAGATCCCTCCTCCTCTACTGTTTCAATAACTTCAATTTCTTTTTCTTCCATTTCTGCGGCGTTAGTTGGCACAACTACCCTCCGTATGACTTGATATCGTCTGGATCGACGATGGTTGCGATGACTTCGTCATCGTTGATAATGCGGACTTCACCACCCTCGATACTAAACCGAGATCCAGCGTAGCGCCCGATACACACCCAATCACCTACCTTACACCAAGGATCACCGTCACCAAATTTGTCGGTATCTTTGTATGCTAGAGGTCCAACCTTTACGACATAAGCTACAACAGTAGCCTTTGACTCACGGTCTCTAACTTGATCAGGAACGTAAACACCCCCTTCAGTCTTATCACGACCCATATACGGCATGACTAATACACGCCATCCAGTGGGTTGTGGAATTCTTTCTGTAAGGGTTTTTTTCTTTGCAGCCTCTTCGGCTTTCTTTTTCGCTTCGCGTTGCGCGACAACGTAGTCAGGTACTATCAGTGTCTTCGACATAATTCACCTTTTTAAGCAGGGCCTTTAATTCATCAAGAGCATAAGCGACACCCTGTATTTCGCCGACTCTTGCCTTGTAGTCCTCCCAATCGGAAACACTACCACTTGTGATGGATTGACTTATGTCATCCATCCTATCAGTCAATCTCTTATTGTATTGACTAATAAAATTATAAACATCCATGCATGCCCCTTATTTCTTTTTTATAGCGCCTCCGCGCATACGGCGCATAGCCATCTTTTTGGCTTTGTTTACGCCGCCCATCATTTTTTTAGCTACTACTTTACCACCAGCATTGCGACGCATAACTTTCTTTTTAGCTCCAGCCATTTTCTCGTTTCCTTCTTCGGGTTAAAATTAAGTCTATGTAATCTTCTTTGCTATAGTTTTCGTAGTATCCCATTTTTTCTAACTTTTTACTAGCATCATCTAACTCTGACAACCTTTGTATGAATACCATTGTAAAATCTGTTTGAAAAGCTAATAACCATAAATCTATTTTGTTAGCAGCAAACCATTCATTCATTACTACACATGCGGCTTCAACTTGATCATACGGCTGCTCTGCATTTTCCTCAACACAAATTACAACTGAGTGTTCAGAGGTAAGCTTTTTACACTGCGCTACTACAGTCTTCCACAGATCTTCCTGATCCTGACACTCGACAACTTTTAACCTATCGTCGTGTAGTGCCTTCTTTGCGAAAGGACAAGGAGCGAAGCCAGCTTGTGCGTCAACCACACTTAAATCAGTGTGTACCCAATTTTCTATGAGTTCCCTCATATTATTTTACACTGCCAACTGCATAATGCCGCCCGAAGAAGGGCCACGACCTAACTTCATGCCATATGGTTCAAGTAAATTATTCAGTTCATTAGGCGTTAACGGAGTCTGGTTAGGCATCCCCGGGCCATACATGTTTTGATTGTCGGGTAGAGGTTCATTGTTAATGATTGACTGTATATTATCTTGAAGACTCCTAAAGCCAGCCGTTCTAGGATCCTCACCAAAAAGTCCCGATAACTGTTCACCAGCCATAGCCGATGGGTATGTTCCCCCAGCTTGAGGGTCAGTGAAAAAGTTATATGAAGAGTTTTCTAATCTTTCCATAGCCCGAGCGGCAGCTTCCTCGGCACTAAGGTTCTTAGTGTTTTCAAAGTTGTTTTTTATTTCATCTGCTTCTGCTTTAGTCATACCGCCTGTTGTTTGAACTGATCGAACACTTCCATCGGGGAGTGTTTCTGTTTGAAAGCCGTTTTTACCATCCACAATAGTAGAGCCTATATCGGGCATCGCGTCCAAATATGGTTGAAAGTTTCTTTCGGCTAGCTCGTTAATTGCTATTTTTTTATCCTCAAGCGACATGTTTGCTATGCTTGGACTTGTTTGCGCTTGACTCATTACAGAAGAAACAGCGTCAGCAAGTGCTTGTTTCTTCGCCGCATCCCTGCCTGCGCTCCAAGCATTAAGTGCAGAAGTGGTAGTGCCTATAGGAGAAGTGGTAGTGCCTATCGAAGTAGGTTTTGGGGCTGGAACCACAGGGGCAAAAGCACCAACGAGAGCATCTTTGGCTTGAGTTGGGTTTAAGCCGCCAAGAAACTGACCTAGAATACCCCCACCCGGACGAGGGTTATTAGGATCAAAAGAATCAAAACCAGTCACACCGGGCAAGCCGTACTCTTTAGTACCTATTTGGCCTAGTGCCATACCAATGGGTCCACCCATACCCGCCAAACCACGAGCAATCATCTCACCCGTGCCCTGCTGTCGGGCCTGCTCCATCACAGGGCCATAAACTGTTTCATATCCTGCGTCTTGCACCCCTGCGCGAAGCTTTCCTTCTCCAGCCGGGTCATAAGCGGGATTGAAACCAATCTGACCCCTTATGTTTTGAGGGTTCATGTATTTAGAGAACTGATTGTTAGCAATACCGCTACGAGTATTAAAATCCATATTGCTTGAATAGTCGATCTTACTTGGGTCTATACCAAGAACTCGGCTAAAAAAGCCTTCTTTACCATATGGATTAGAGGCAGTAATTCCACGCTGAGTATTAAAAAGACCCTGCATGTCTGCTACAGCTTGGTTTATGTTGGCCGACTTACCAGTGTAACCCGGGTTGTCGGCGTCGTTTACAAAGTTCTCGCCATAATTATAATTACCAAGATCCCCTCCTGAAGCCTCAAAATTAGCCGCAGCAATATCTTGCTGGAGGGATTGATCCATATCTTCATCGGTCAGGCCAGATGAATCTTGGTTAAAGTTAGCCATTTATTTAACTCCGCGAAAGACTCCGCCTTGAATAGCTGCACCCATGCCTCGAGCTTGAGATTCGCCATTACCAGTTTTTACAGTTGGCGTTGCACAAACTGATTTACCACTTTTAGCTTTTACTACCTTTGTCTTGTCCATAGCATTCTCCAATATAACTGAGCCGCCATCTTTGCGCTGTCGTCCTTCATTTATAAGCTTTTTCGCCTCATTAGTCGAGACACCAATGTCTTTTGCAAATTGTGCTGCTCTAGGTCGTGCCATCTTATTTCCTATTCATCCAAGCTGTGGTGCCCATATAGGCTCCAACAATACCCGCTCCCGAAATATAAAACAAATTACTAATGTCGCTCAACGCTGTAACTCTATCCAAAGGTATAAAAAACATGGCTAAAGTAAAAACACCCATACTAATCAATGTATACCTTGCCATTCGTAGTTGAGCTAAATGTTTTCGTAATTCATCTTCGGTTTCTTTTATTTCTTTAGCGTGTTCAAGCTCGTCGTCGGTAACTACCCCGTCGCCATCCATATCGTATTGGTCGTAGTCGCTGTCTTTCTGAAGGCGCTTTGACATCACTTCTTACCAAAAAACTTAGCGGCACCGCGCATACCAAAGCTGGCAGCAACAATCGTACCAAGAGTATATTGATAGTACTCCGGCATGGCCTCAAGAGCAGTAAACCCATCAGATACAATTTGTCTCCCCCATTCTCCGCAAAATGCCAAAATTAATGGAACCGAAAAAAGTACAGTTAACCACTCATCCTTCCAGCTATGTGCAGAAGCATCAGCCATCTTGAGATCCCAGTCAATCTCACCTGTGGCTTTCTTCTCCATAATAACAGCTTCAGCCTTGGCTCTTGCAACCTTTGCACCAGCCTCCGCTTTCTTGGTTTCAACCTTACCCTCAAGCCAAGTTGATGCAAGATTTCCTAGTGGTCCTATGAGAGCCTGTAGCATCACTTCATCCTCATTATTGTTTCCATTTTTGTAATGCGTAACTCAAGCTCTCGCACCCTTTGAATATTTGCTTCAACTGCCACAGGCGGCTTCCAGTTATCTATCCAGTCATCGTTCTCTTGGATTTCTTCCCAGTGCATCTCTTGCTCATGCTCCAGAAAAGCAAGCCGTTCTATAATACCGAAGTACCCCCAGACTGACAAACCTGTAAATAATATCAAACCGATTAAGTTCTTCAGCGGGATAGAAAACTCACTACTCTCATTTAATCTGGTAGCTTTTGTCATTGACCTCTCTTCAGATCAGCTTGAGTGTTGATACGATAAATGTTCACCTCATTACGATCATTGGCAATACCCTGCTGCGCTTGCATACGCTGCATAGCCATCTGTGCCGACTGCTCTAACTTAGCCTGATCAATCTGGAAGTCCATTGCATCGTTCTGCATCTTACGCTGGATCTCTGTCGTATCGTTCTGCAACTCCTGCTGGCGAATCTCAACCAGTGGGTCAGGCTTTTGCGGTGGAATCAGAAGCGGTGCCAACTGTTCAAGTGTCTCCGATATATTCTGTGCAACCATTGCCTCTACAACCGTTGGATCAACCTGTGGAACTGGCTGTCCAGCCATCTGTGCCTCTTGAATTGTTTTTTGGAATACATTCTCAACAATATCCCTAGCAAACAAAGACACATGCTCCTGAATGTGAGCCTGCAACAACAAGAAAGCCTGCGGACTGGCCTGAATAGCAGGAGACTGAATCATGGATGCATGCACTCTGATATGAGCACGATGATCCTGCTCCTTGAATGCCTGACTAGGTGCACCCTTCAGAGCCATAGCATTTTCCATAGCCGGGTCATTCGGCTGCGGTGGCTGCGGCGCTGGTAAGATAGCGTCGATGTTCTTAACATCCAACGCATCATACATCCGCCGATAGGCTTCATACAGATTATGCATCTGCGGTGCGGCCTGCGCTAATTGCAACTGTGTCTGTGCAAGAGACAGACGCTGGGCCATAGAAAAAATCGACGGGTCAGATACAGGGAGAATATCTATGCGCCCGTCGAAGTCCTGCGCCATGATAGCGGGGTTTATGTTAGCCCCGATAGCATATGGATACGGCACAGGGTTAGTAGAGAAAATCTCCGCCAGCATACGAAACTCAGCTTTCTGAGCGTAATGCAGGCGTTTATGAATGCTTGATATAATCTTTGAACCCTGCTCAATCAGGGCCACTGTTGTTCCCACGGGAGCCTGTGAGTTGACATCCGCGACCTTTGTGTCTGCAACTTGTGCAAAGCGTCTACCTGAATCAACGACCACCCCGAGTAATTGAGCCAGCGTTGCAGAAGGCTCCTTGTACGGGAGTGGGATAATAGAATTGCGAACATCACCGCCGGGAACATCGATATCGCGGAACTCACCCGGGTTAATAGGCTCATCGTCGTTTCGTACACGAACACCACGGGCTTTGAAACCACCCGGTAAATTCGAGAGCGTACCCGCATCAATAAGCTGACGGAGAATAGATGTGGCAGCACGAGATAATCCTCCAATCATATGCAGTAAACCAAACCCGTAGAACCCAAAACCGGGCAGGAATTTAAAGTGAACAAAATAATTGCGCTTACGACGCATCGGATCCTGCTCACGATAGTTCCTTACTACCGAAAGAACCGTTTCCGAATCCGCGTCCATAGTGACAATATACGGTAATCTAATACCTGTCGGCTCACCTTCCGCATCCAAATCCTCAAATCCCTCAAGATCCAAGTCAACATGGATTTCGTAAAGTGTATACACCTCATCACTATACCCCGGGCGTAAACCCTGAAGCTCGTCAGCCTTTCCACGAATTGTCGAGTCAGACTGTTCATCCTCCGTTGGAGACAAATCAACATCTCGATAAACACCTCCTACCTGTAACTTACGGATTTCATTCTCGCCCATACGAACGACATGTGTGTAACGCTCCGCTGTACGCAAATCTGATGCAGCATACGGCACAATCA